ACCGGACATTCCGCCGCAGCCCGTCACCGGAGAGATAGCAGTAGCAAGGCTAGAAGAAAACGCATTGCCGGTTGACTGTATGACTTGACTGGTATTTGCGTTTTTCGATACCAGAACGGCAATGATGGCAACACCTACAATCGCAGTTGCTACCGTCACCATGCTTGTTACAAGATGTTCACCCATTTTCCCGCTCCCATCAACCCGTGAAAGTTCCGCCTGCTCCAATCATGGATGAACCGCTGACAGGCGAAACCGCCGCTTGTAAATCGCTTGCAAAAGCCTTTCCCGCCGCTTGAATCACGTTACTGGTTTGCGCTTTTTGAGATACCAAAACAGCAATGATGGCAACACCGACAATCGCGGTTGCCACCGTCACTAACGCTGTTACAATCTGGTTTCCCATAATTACTTTCCCGATGTAGCGGTTTGAGTTTTGCTTTGCAAACTCGCGTTCAACTTTTGAAAAACTCCGCCGTTTGAGAGAATCAAAACCAAAATTACTAGCGTCATAAACGCTCTCGAAACAGGCTTGAGAGTTTCAATATATCCGATTCCGCCGATTATCGCAATGCTTACCGCCCAATAGGTGAAATTGTTAGTTCCCGTAAAATCGCTTTTGACAAGAGCAATTAAGCCTTTGTCTCCGCCGATAGTGTTTCGGATTCCACCTATTACAAGAACGATTCCGATAACGATAAGCACAAATGGCATGTTAAATTCCTATCACATCGCGATATGCTGGTAACTGGCCTTTCATCACAATAAAGACGATGAAACCAATAAGCAAAAACGCGGCAATGGAACTCGACTGCGGCATTTAGGCTCCAACGGAAGAGAGAACTTTTTGGCCCATACCGGGGAACTTGACGCCAATCAAGTAACCGATAATCAAGGCCACAACGGTTGCAACGGTGATGTATTTCACGTTTTTTTCCTTCCCGAATTTGAGATGTGAAAAAACCTTACGCGAGTATAGACTTAACTACTCGCGTCCACAACAGACCGGCAATCAACACAACCACCAAAAATGCAGACCAATCTAAAGTGGTCATGTCACTTTTCGCGCCGTGCGAAAACCAGTTGAGAATCTTTCCAACAATGCCGCGCATTTTCGATGCCTCGTTTTTCAGGGCGGCAATCCAGCCGGTCACAAACCAAATTGCCGCCTGTACCTCGACAGATGCCAGCCTACACCTGTCCAGCTATTTTCAACCCGCCAGAGAACCGGCGGAGGTTAGCGTGTTGAGCAAGGCCATATCTTCCCAAAGCGCAATCGCGTATGCATTGTTTGCCGCGCTTGCATTTAGGATGATCTCCATGTTGCCGTACTGCGTTGTGGAGATTGGCTTCTTGCGCGAATTGAAATAATAAATTCCGAGTGGCAAATCGGAGTTGAAAACGTCACGCGCAAGTTTTGCCCAATAAAGCGGCCCTGCTTTAATAAGGTTGGTAAAGTTAGCCGATTGAATCGCCAGATAGTTAAGGTCCGTTCCCGCCGTGCGTCCCGCCGCCGTGCCTGTCGAATTGAAAATGACAAAAGTGGAGAGAAAATCACGGAAGTTAGAATACGGAATCGGAAAATCGTTGCCTGTTGGAATCGCTGTGAACATCGAATTTTTCAATTCGTATACAGTTGAAATGTCCAAGATAGGCAACACAACCGCGCCGCCTTTTTGATTCACCGGCAATTGGTCAAGGAAAACTTGAGTGACGGTTACCTGCGCCGATGGGAACGTTCCCGCAACACCGGTGTAAACTGCGCCTACCGTATCACCCGCCGCCGTAAATGCGTTTGTGTTGAACGTCAACGAAAGTTGCATGGTTGCGTTAATTACGTTCGCGTAAATTGAACCACGCAAATCGTCGTCCGAATATGCCAGCGGAACTTCGTAGACGGCGCGAACGGTGCCGTTGCCGGTAGTGTCAATCGTTCCCTGCGCTTGAAATACCGGCCACTGCGCGGGGGGTACGTTCAGCATTTGCGAAAGGGAGTTTGTATTTGCAGTGTTATAATCCCCGGTCGCGCTGTACGGGTGACGCCGTTTCGCGGTTGCAAGCAAGGCAAGATGCAAACCCGATGTATTGATGCGGGTATTGTTGTTGAGGTCCGTAAACGTAATGTTGCTCAACACGTTTGCAAGGCCAAGGTCCGTAAGGGTTGCGTTCGCGCCGGCACCGGCTGTAAATGTGCCGGTTACTTCGATGATAAAACGCTTGATAAGTCCCACATTTTGAGGAACTATATTGAGCAGGTTATTCGCGGTTGGATTCACCGTACCGCTATAAATTACCTGCGTCCGTTCGATGGCGGACCCTAACACGAGTTGCCGCTGCATCGCGTTCAACTGCTTTGGAGACATTTGCTGCGCGGATTGCGCCGCTTGCTGTTGCATGACTTTTACCATCCTTTTTTCCGATGTGTTAAAACAACGTTTCAGTTTCCGGTGTTATTTTGCGGGTTCAATTCCGGCAAGCGACAAAACACCGTGCCCCGCGATTCCGGCGATAACAAGCATCATCAAAATCGTGAGGTAATTCATGGGATGTGCAAGCATCTTCCAATTAACTACCTGCATTGTTGCCCCCTGCATGTTTCGTGTACAATTTCTGGACCAATCCTAACAGCGCAAAACCGATCGCAGCCATCAAGATAACGGTAATCCAGTTTGTCACGTTCCAGTCGATGATGTTATCTTCCACGTCTTTTTCCTCATGGGCCAACCGGCCAAACTTGACTAACAGTATACCCCTAAGTCAAGCGCAAAACAAGAGTCTAGATGATTCTTTTTCGGGTCCGCAATCGCTCTCCGATAACTTGTAATGTTTGCGATGGTTCGGGAACCGGCGAAAAAGTAACCAGTTGATTGCTCCCCACGTCGTAATACCTGCTATAGTAATCAGGCAAACGAGCATCCAAATCGGCAGGTACAAATAATTCGACTGTTTTTCTATCGCGTTTGTCATTCAAATGGAATATCTGGAAAAAATCGGCTTCCGAAAAAGCATATCTTGAAATCCACGCCGGTCTTTGCGTCAATACAATCATAGGTATATGTTTTGAACGCCCTTGAGTTAAACACGCCTCAAAAGCAGGGTCCGCTCCTAACATATATCCTTCATCGACATAGATTCCAGCGTTTTCCCGTTCCCATATTTTCCAGAGAAAATCCGTCACCTCCTCTTTTTGAGATGGTATAGGATGCACAACATAAATACCAGGACGTTTTGGCGTCTCAGTTAATTTGATGTGTTGCGCCCTATCAATTGCGTTAATGTTTTCATCGGTCTTAAAATCAAGAATCACCCACGGACGCGATGTAAAATTTTGCAATGATAAATGCCACAAACTTGCAATCGTTTTGCCGCTGCCTGTCCGCCCGACAATGGTTATCCGCTGACTCGAATTAGGTAACCTGATTTTGTCCGGCATCTTGTTGACTCAAGTCGATGCGATTAAGCATGACAACGGGTTTTTGCAACTTTCTTTTTGACGTGATGTTGTAAGCAACAATGCGAGGACCGTAAACTGTGACCGCCGCATTGCCCAACAAAATCCACGCCATCAACTTTTCCGGGATAACCGAAATCTCATATAAATCTGCAACACGAGCTGCCGCTACTGCTAACTTTTCCGCTTCTTCTTTTGTCAATTCAAGTTCCGGCACTTTAAAAAAAGATGCCGCCATAACATGAATCGACAAAAGCAATGCTTCTAAATTCTGCGCGGTTTCCGTCGGCTCTCGTTTGGTTGCTCTGTTATGACTACCGGCTGGACGGCCTCTACGCTTGCCGGTTCCGGTTGAACTTCCGTTACTACTGGCACCGGCACCGGAGGCTGTAAGAGTGCTTGGATTGATTGCATTGTCTGGTTTTGTGTCGTTACTAATTGCGCCGTCAGTTCCGTCACCATCCGGTTTGACTGCGCTAATAGTTCCGTCTGTTGGCTGCTCAGTGACTCCCTGATTGCTTTCAGTTCCGTCACCATTTCGAGATTCTGCTTTGCGAGTGCTTCCAATGGACCGCGCCATAAATCGTCCTCAGTTTCCAACGGTTCCGGCGTTTCCACCGTTTCCGTCACCACTTTTTCCACCACTGTTTCCGGCATCGACTTTTTCCTCGCTATCTATGACCGTTAAAATTCTCGCAACCTCAAGAATCGACAAAATTTTGTCTAACTTCTTTTCGATTGCATCTACGCGAGCGTCGATTTTTTTCGCAAATTCAGGAATGTCCTGTTTCGCGTTTTCAATCGTTCGCGTTATTTCTTCCGGGTCAATTCCTAACGCTTTCAGAAGTTGACCGATTCCGCTGACCGCCATTTTGTGACCTGCTTTCTAACCACCTATATATGAAGGCTTAGGACCGCCACCCCCTGAACTTCCGGGGGTGATGCCGCCTCCAAAAAATGCGTATGTATCTCGCTCGAAATTTGCCAGCGTAGCAAATAACTGGCCTTGTACGCCCTGATCGACACCGTTCAAAGTGTCCGAGAATTTCATAAAGGTAATTTTCGATGAAGAAGTAGCGAATAGCTGAATTGATGCGCTAACTACCGCGCCTATAACTTGTACTCCAGTTGGATGCACGTTAATTGATGGCTCGACAAAAATCACTTCTTGCGTATCCTCAACAAAAATTACCATTGGTCCGAAACAATCAGGCGATGCCGTTGTTTCACCAGTGTTAAAATTCATCGAAAATTGCAGTGATTTCATGGCACTAACGTTTGAAACGTTCGCCAAATCCGACACCTGAATTGAAAACACGGAAACGGAAGGATTTTGCGGCCAACCGGGAACGGTGTAAGGTCCGGGCGCGATGCTATTAAAATCAACTGAAAACGGAACGATAATTCTGTGCTCTTTAAGTTCCGTATCTGGAATGTATTTGAATTTTTTAAACGCTGGGTTCAGCATCGCTTATGCTCCTAACCCATCGTACACCTTGACCGGCGAATGTCAAGAGCTATTTATAACATTCGCACGTTTCGAGTGATGAAACTGTGTTGCACAACACCTGGTTGCAAACGTTCTAGCATCGTTTGACCAATGCGAAAACTAGGAGCATCTCTACGATTTTCTATAATCTCTCCTGTACATAATCGTTCAATTTCATCGGCTGTCAACTTTACTCCCTTGTTAGCTTGCTTAACGCAAACACCGTTATCGAAAAGAGCGTACAACTTTTTCCCTGCGATGCAAGCTTTATCTAACTTCGCTTCCACTTTCCACGCTCCTAAACTCGTATCGTTTTCTTGGATGCCTTTTATGCTTTTGCAAATGATGGAGTCCGTATCGCAGTACAAAGGTTCGTCCGCATTTGCTATTGCATCTAACAATACCGCTCTTGCCGCTCCTGTAATACTCGCTCCTGTTGCTACATTGAAACGCTTGTAATCATTACTAGGCCGTTTCCAAATGATATACTTTTCATTTGGAAAATATGCAGGTTCCCATTCGCGCATGAATTTATCGCTTGTAGTTATCTGGTATTCAAAATAGTTTTCAGGATTTTGAGCAAATTTTCCGTATGCTGAATTAAGAACGTATTTATAGAAGAGAGAATGAGTAACATCACAACAATCTTTCGCTTTGATACGTGCGTTGTAAAACTTATCGACAAATTCCGCAAACGAATCTTGAGCGTCAAAATCGACACATGCAATGATTTTTGTGGGGTCAAAAAGACCATGACTGAGGGCGGATTCCCATTCATGTATTGTTGTATGGAAGATTCCAGTTTCGTAATCGAATTTGATGCTTCCATTTTTCTCTCTTCTTGCAAATGCTCC